CGTCTTTGCCCAGAGGAGACCGCCGGCCGAGATCAGGCAGCTCCCGACGGTGATGATCACCAGGTGCAGCTCGCCGCCGTAGGCCAGCTCGCACCCGATCCCGACGCCGGTAACCGCGATGCCGACACATTCGATGGCGGCGGCCAGGATTCGTTTCGTTCGCTTTCTCATGACCTTGTCCTCCGAAGTCTCCAGCGGAGCGGATCAGACCGTTTCCACATGCTTCGTGTGAATCCGCAGCGTCTTGCCCGCCGGGTCGCAGAACCGGTAGTGCTGCTGCGCGCCCAGCTCCATCACCTCGTAGACGTAGGTGACGCCGTCGCGCTCCTCCAGTATCTCGTCACCGCGCTCGGGGAGCATTTGCTCTCCGTCCAGCACCAGGTCGGCGGCGGCGATGATGTAGTCGCGCATCTCCTGCTCGACAACGAGTCCGTAGCCGTCGTCGACCTCGAATCGCGTGGCGCCCACCATGGCGGCGACCTGGACCGAGGACGCGCCCCGACGGTAGGTCACCGCCCGCGTGAGATGCTCCTTGCGCTGCTCCTCGAGCCAGTCGAGGCCGTCCTGGAGGAGATCGCCCATGTATGCCTCCCTTGTCCTGCGTAGCCTCGGCGGAGCAGGATCACTGGCTCAGGCGCACGCGGGCTGTCTCGTCATCGTCACCCGCTGCAGCGACGGTCTTGCCGATGAGCTTGTTGGCGCCGGCATCGTCGCTGGGCGTGACCCACCCATCGCCCTGATTCCAGTAGACCTTCGAGCCAATTGGTATGGCCGTGCCCTGCCCGGTTTCCTTGGGGAAGTCGAAGACCCCGGTTACCGCGAGGGCACCGAGAACGTCGGCCTTGATGTCCAGCTTGGCCACGCCGACCAGGTCGTTCTGCACGACCACATCGCCGGCGGAGACGTCCGCGGCCGGCGTGTAATCAACCGCATTTCCCGTCTGCACGAATCGAGCGGTTGCCATCTCTCAATCCTCCATGTTGAAGGTCGCTGTCGGGCGGCTTACGCCTCGCCCTTGAACTTGACCATGCCACGGTAGTCCTGCTCGCGGACGCCGAGGTCGAAGTACACCCGGAACTTGATGCCGAGCGTGTCGAAGTCCGTCTCGCCGCGCTCCACGGTCGGCGTGCGGCGGCCCTTCAGGTAGCCGATCTCGAACGTATCGACGATGGCCGGGTCGGCGAACAGGTACCACGCCACCGAGCTCGCGCCCTCGTACTGCGCGTTGGACAGGTAGGGGCTCACTACCAGCGTCAGGTCCTCGTCGGCGATGGCGTTGTAGGTGGGGATGCGCTCCCTGTCGGTCGCCCCCACGGCGATCAGGAGCGTGGAGTTGAGGAGCTCCCGCGCCGTCATCTTCAGCGCCGTCGGCACCAGCAGGAACTTCGCGCTGACGTTGATCGGCTGCCCGTCGGCGTCCTTCTGGTCCAGGAACATCTGAACCGCCAGCGCCAGGCTGTCGGCGTCGAGCGCCGTCTCCGCACCCTCTTCGTAATTCTTATGCCCGGCTGAGAAGAGGCTGCCCGGGTTCTTGAGCAGGCGCTTGAAGAAGAGCTGGTCGATCTTCCGCGCGGCCCGCGCGCCCATGCCCTCGGGGACCTTTAGGAACGCGCCGAGATCGTCGTTGTAGATCATCTGACGCGTCAGTGTGAAGATCTTCCCGAAGGTGCCGAGCTGGTTGGTGGCCTTCTCCTCGGTCAGGCCCCCGTGCTTCAGCTCACCGTCCGGCGCAATGGGCTCGAGATCGCCCACGTCGGTCAGGCGATAGCGCTCCGACTCCTTGAAGTCGTTGAGCTCGCCTTCCGAACAGAGACGGGTGGCGATGATGGGCTGCGCCTGGAACGCCTTCAGCAGCTTCTTGTTGGCGACGTTGTTGAGGATGCCCGGCAGCGACACCGTCGAGAACCCCGCACGGATCGTGTCGTTGCAGAAAGTTCGGGGCACCGTCACGCCTTCCAACCTGGCACACTCCACGAAGAGCTGCTGCAGGCTGATGTCGCGGTCAGTCAGGGCGGTCTCGACCACCTGCTCGCCGTAGGCCTTGACGAGCTGCTCGTCGCCGATCCCGGCCCGAAGGCAGAGCGCGGCCTCGAGGGTCTTCCGGTCGAAGTCCTGCCCCCGGTCCCGCCGGACCGAGATGCTCACGTCGGCCTGCGGGCGGTTCTCCCGCATGGCCTTCAGGACCTTCTGGCTGGTCTCCTCGACGTTCCAGCCGGCGCGGATCGCCTCGCGCTCCAGGCGCGGGAACTCCCCGGCGCAGATGTCCTGGATGGCCGCCACGCGGTCGCGCTCGGTGCGTATGGCGTCCTCGGCCTGCTCACGGGCATCGGCCACGGCCTGGACCGCGTCGCTGTTCTTGCTAGCGTCGGCCTGCACCTTCTTCTGCGGCTTCGGCGCGGGCGTTTGCTTTTGCGGTTCCGGCTCGGGTTCAAGCTTGGGCGGATCGTCCCCGTTCTCGAAGGCCGCTTTCAGCTCCTCCATCTGTTCCTCGGTCACGGCGTCGGCGTCGATGCCGTGCTGTTCCAGCCACTTTTCGAACTCCATGATGCGTCCTCCTGACAGGTGAAAACGTGCGGCGACCTTCATGCGGGTGGAGACGTCGGCCCCCACGGCCACCACCGATACCTCACGCAGAGCTGACTTCTTGACGTGGTAGAGCGGTCCGACGTGGACCTGTCCGTTGACGGTGCGTTTCCCGCGCACCAGCTCGGCTTCCTTGACCTCGGCTCCGATCGAGAGCTGCCAGTCGGCGCCGGCCCGTGCTTGCTCGACGATTCCCTGCGCCTGGCCGCTGGACGAGAGTATTTCGCCCTCAATCACGAGAGTGCGGCCCTCGACGCGCGCGCGGATCATGCCGACCCGGTTGCCGGTGCGGTTCTCGTGGTTGGTGAGGAGGGGCACCGTCTCCGGTATCTCCAGGCCGGACAGGTCGACCACGACGGGGTGCCGCCAGCCGGGCAGCCGCATCTTGCCACCCGTGTAGGCCACGCCGTGGACTCTGGGGTTGCCCTGGCCATCGCCCCCGGCACCGGCCTCAACTATGAGGAACTCGTCGGCCATCCCTCCCTTCGCTTCTCGGCGCTGGCCGGGTCCAGGGCGCTCCACCCGGCGCATCTCCCCGCCGCATTCGGGACAGCGGATGTCCCTGCAGTGCTTCTCACTCCTCACCTGGTGGCCGCAGTCGAGGCATTCGCAGTCGAACGGTCCTTCGCCTTGGGCCTCGGCCGTCTCGCCCGTGGCAGGCTCGAAGCGGATCGGCTTGTGGCCATGCTCCTTGAGCCAGGCTTTCGCCTCGGACACCGTGAACTTCTCCGCGTCGAACCGGATCGACTGCAACTCGGCCTCGCCGTCCTCGGTGATCCCCCAGATAGCGTGGATGCCGGCGCCGAACTTGTCGTTCTCGCGCCGGAAGCGCTGGTAACGATCCGGGTCCTTCAGCCGCGCCGCATGCTCATTGGGATAAGGCATACTCAAGCTCCTCCACTCGGTCCTCCAACTCTTCCTGCTCGGGGGTCTGCGGCGCCGGCAACGCCTGCCGGGCACTCAGCCCCAGCTCCCGCATAAGCGCCTTCTCTTTCGCACGCTGCCTGAGCTCGGTCTCCCAGTCCTTCCCCTGGCGGGCGTACTCGTGTCCAAGCGCAGGCCCTGCGCCTTGGCCTCCTTGGCCGGGTCGACGTGCTCGGTTCCGTCCCAGAACCACTGATGGCGTGGCAGGATTCGCCTGAGCCCCTTCACCGGCACCTCGCCCACGAGCCCGGCCTCCAGCGCGTACTCCCACAGCCAGGCTGCCAGCACGCGGTCGAGCACCTTCCGCGCCATGAAGGACTGATCGACGCGGATGCTCTTGTAGTAGGTCTGGTGGTCGAGACGGCCGGAGGCGTAGTTGTAGCCACTGGAGTTGCCGGCGGCGATGTTGAACGGCATGTTCAGGCAGCGGGCGATCTCGTTCAGGATCTGCTTCTTGAAGTCGGCGTACGTGGTGGCCGGCTGCTCGGCCTCGATCTGGCTCATCTTCCAGCCGCCGGGCATGGTCAGCAGCATGTTCCGCTCGAGTTCGATCAGGTCCATCGGCTCGACCGCTTCGGCCTCGCCGGCGGGAGGCGTGTCGGTGTAGAGGATGCCGGCGAAATTGGCCGCCGCCTCGGCTGCGCTGATTACCGCCAGCGTGAACCGCCGGAGCTGCGCGAAGAGCGGCAGTGCCGGCGTAATCTCCGGCACGCCCCGGTGTTGCCCCGGTCGCTCGGCACGGAAGACATGAACCATGCTGTGGGCCGGCACGGTCACGAAGTCGTCCCGGAAGGACCAGGTAGTGCCGCCGGGATGGTTCTTGAGGACACGGTAGGCTACTGGGTTGCCACGTGAATCCAGTCGGATGCCGTCCACATCCCGATCGTCACTGGTGACTTGCAGAGGGCTGGTGACCCGGTCGGCTTCGATCAGTCGCAGGTCGAGCTTTACCGGGTGATCGAGGACGGGGTTGTTGGCCAGGATCGCGAACGCCTCCCCGTCCTGCGCACGCGCCATGCGCATGGTGCGCAGCTTCTCGGCCAGGCAGACCTCCTGCGCCCACAGGTCAAATTCCTGCTCGACCTGGCGGTTGACGGCGTCACTCTCGGTCAGGAGCTGGAGGCGCGGTCCGGTGCCCACGGTGTCGTTCGCCAGCGTCAGGACGATGCCCCTGGCGTAGGAGTTGTTGGCGACCTCGTAGCGGGCTCGGTTGCGGAGGGTGCGACGCACATCCGCGCTGGCCGCCGCGTCCGCGCTTAGGGCATCGGCGTTCGCCCAGTGACGGCGGTTGTTCTCGGTGGTGACGGCCGCGTCGTAACGCGCCCGCAGGGCCCCCGACCGCGCCAGGGCGACATACCGTCGGGCGAGAGCCACCTCACGCAGAGAAGCGCCGTTCGCTGCGTTGCCGTTCTTGCCCGTCAATCTTTTCAGCCAGGTGAACACTACGCTGCTCCCGGTGGAGAGAGCTTGGTGAAACGCAGCGCCTGCGTGGGCTTGTCGCCGCTCTTCTTCGACGCCAGATAGCGATCGGCCTCGACCTGGTCCTTCAGGCTGTGCTGCTGAACCTCTGCCACGTCGCCCTTCGCCCGGCGCGGGCCCTTCGCGTTCTTCTCTATGGCGTCCTTCACGTCGTCGGCCATCGTTGTACTCCTGTCCTGAGCCCGTCGAAGGGCCGTTGATTGCGCGGGCGAATCGCCAAACAAAAAGGGCCGCCGATGCGAGGGTGCGCTCGCACCAGCGGCCCTTGAATGGCTCAGCAGCCCGGCG